TAGCAGCTAACATATCGTTGATGGCGTCTAAGTCATCGTTAGCATTCAGTGGAATGTATTGAGCCATATGCCCTCCTTAAGCAAAAAACCCCTCAAGCACCCGAAGGCACCCAAGGGGTTTCAATTAGTTTGTGAAAGATACGTTGAAGGAACGCACAGGCGTACCATCATACCCAACTGTCACCAGACCTTCCACGCCAGAGGTGGCCTTGAAGTAGAGACTGTTGGTTCTACGGGAGTAACTAACACCTTCAGGAGTAGTCACCTCAAGCAGCGACCAATCGGTCACGTCTGAAAGCTCAGGGAAGTCAACCTTCAAGCTGGTTCCCACCGTAGAACTGTATGTCTCTAAGGTAGGACCCTCTGTAGAGAGGGCCTTAAAGGTCGTTAGCCCGCTGACGCTGCTGTGAAAACCAGTGCGCCTGCCGCTTCTGGACGCAGACCACCGTGACCCATAGCGTACTTACCGACAATCAGGTCGCCCTGAGCATCGACGTCGCGGTCACGTTCCAGCGCCAGATCACGCAGTTTAACAGTACCGACAGCAGAACGGTGAGAGAACAGGCCCACAACGTTGTCCAGAGCAACCTTAACGGTAGAGCTGGAGGTCGCCGGGAATGCGTGTTTCTGACCGGAAGCAATGGAGATACCATCATCACCACGGGTTTCGCCAGCACCACCCTGAGTCAGGTGAGGAACTTCTACCACAACGAAGCCCATTACGTTACGGATGTTGCCCGTCTCTGGGTCAATCAGCGCAGCGTAGTTAGCAGCGTTAGGCATCAGAGCCGCCAGAATCGCGGAGTAGTTGTCAGGCGTAGTGTAGAAGTAGCGGTCGCCAGCAGGTACGTAGTTGGAGGTCAGCTTCGCACGTGCGATGGTCAGTTGACCGATGATCGCTTCACCCAGCTTGGCTGGAGTGTTCAGGTCTGCTTTAGTACCAACTTCCAGAACGGACGCCTTGCCCAGACCAGCGATGTTCTCGTCGGATTCAGCCGGGAGGTTACACAGAATCGCCATCTCAGCCAGTACCGCGCCATCAGCAGCGATAGCCAGAGCCTCACCGAGCTGGTTGGAATACTCGCCAGCCACGTCGTAGTGGTTCATGGCGTCTTCGATGTCGAAAATCATCACGTCAGCGGTCAGCAGACCATCAATGGTGATAACCTTCTCAGTGTGTTTGATGCCCTTGCGCTTATCGCTCAGGCGCTCACCGGGAGCAAGATACACACCTGAGGTGCGACCCATTACCGGGAACTGTGCGGACTTACCATTCTGAATGGTGCGGACAATATGCTTGTCAGCGGTAACAGAGCGGCGAGTGAAAGCTGTCAGGACTTCACCAGCGAAGACCTTAAGGAACAGTGCGAGCTGGTCTGCACTAGATTTGCCCTTACCTTGGTCTGCACCAATTTTCTGACCCGGAACGTTTGCCATATGATAATTCTCCTATTCGAATGAAAGAAATAAAGTTTGTTACTTCGCTGTGCCCAATCCGTATGGACTGAAGTTACAGGGAAACCTTGAGTCATGCTCTTGGTCTCCCTATAGTGATAGTTTAGTCCTCTTACAGACTAGACGCTGCAACCTTAGCGCGTACCTCCATTGTGTACTTCGCGTCACGCAGGTAGCGTGGGTCACTCATTGCCTTGACCATATCGGCCTTGGAGCTGAAACCTTCGGTCTGGACCTTCGGTGTAGAAACCGCTGGCTTACCTTGAGTAGTCAGTGTGCGCTGAGGTGCAACGCCACGGGTCTTACCGAGGTTACGACCAGCCAGATTCAGGATGGCCTTAGCGGTCGCAAGGTCCTTACGGATGATTGCAGCCTCAAGGGCTTCCTTGGTTGACTTATCGTTCGCCTCAAGGTGTGACAGGATGCGGTTAAACTGCTCAGCCCCACCAGCGTAGCGAACCACACCAGCAGCATACTGCTCAGCCAGAGCTTCCTGACCACGGACGAACGAATCGACGAAACGCTTTGTGTATCCGGCTTCAGCCAGCTTAGCATAGGATGCCTCGGACAGCTCACCTTTAGAGGCGTATTCGGCCTTAATCGCGGCGATGTCATCGGAAGTGACCTTGCCAGCTTCTACAGCCGCAGACACCATGTCGTCGAAGGCTGCTTCGTTCTCGTTCAGAGCGGTGACACTTTCGGTCAGCTCTTTAGGAGTTTCACCCAGTTCGACAAACTCTTGGTCATCACCTTCGGCATCAGACTCATCGTCGTTACCTTCAGTATCATCACCTTCAGTCTCTTCGACGTTCTCGTCTTCTTCGGTCGCCTCTTCGTTTTCTGCTTCCAGTTGCTTGAAGGTAATAGCGTCATCGCCATCACGTACAGCTACGTCCTGTTCAAGCATAGACTTCTGGTGTTCGTTCAGGTCCTCAACGGAACCAGTGATTGCATTAGAGCTAACGCCGAACTCGGCATAAACTGATTGAGACATTGAGTCATTCTCCTTTAAGTCGTTAATAGGAAACACAACAACCTTCCCTCCCGTTACGGCTGGCCATGCGTTCACTCACTCAAGTTGTGTTGTTCCTATAGTGATAGTTTAGGCTTGAGCCATGTCCTCGCCAGCTCCCTGACCTACAGCAGCACCCATGGTAGCACCAGCAGCACCAGCACTTTGGACTACTGCATTTTGGGACGACTGCTCAGCCATGCGCTGAATCTTCTCGTCCTGAGTAAGCAGCAGACCAGCGGTGTCAATGCCTAAGGCATTCAGTAGTCGCAGCTTCAGGGTCGGTAAGTTAATGTCTGGGTCCTGTTGCAGAGGCTGTAGCCCGGTCATCATGTTGACTGCCTGAGTCAGCTTCTCCAAGTCCTGACCACGACCTAACGCTTCCAGACCAGTGGAGACCGTAGGCTCTACCGCTTCTTTCGGAAGGTCAGGAATCATGCCAGCAGACTGAAGCTGGTTCATCAGCACACGGACGATAGGTAACTGAAGCTCTTGTGATTGTACTGAGTACACACCACCTAAGGTCGCCTCCAGTTCGCCAGCAACATAACGAATCTCTTCAGCAGTGACTCGCTCGGCATTACGCTGAACAGCACTATTAAGAAGGAAGGCCCAGCCTAAACGCTGCTCGATAGCGTCAGCCACCGACTTGGCAATCGTAAAGTCCTGACCCTTCGTCAGTTGCAGGAAGTTGATGTCCTCAACGCGACCAGCCACGAACTCACCTGTAGCCGCCTTATTCAGACGACGAGGTTGCGTGATACCGTTCGGGTTAACGAGGCCCACCACCTTGGAGGCTACCTTAGCCATTTTGGTGATAGCTTCTGTAATCGTCTCCAGCGAGTTCAGGTCTCCCAGATACTCCTCGCAGTAAGAACGACCATAGTCTTCACCATCCAGTCGAACCATTCGTACCGGGATGTACGGACAGGCAGTCAGTGGGTAAGAACCATCGGTCCCTGCTACCTCAATGCCTTCAACTTCCTCGTAGCGCAGATACTCGTCGTCCTGACGGTAGATGTGCGTATACACTTCCAGCTCGGTGTCAGGCTCATAGTCGTCTGCGTTTAGTTGTGACTTCACGTCTTCCGGCAGAGCACTAAACGCTACCTTGTCGAGAGTCACAATCTGCAAGATGTTACCGAAAGCATCACGCTGAACAACGTAGGACACTAAGCGGTACATACGCATAGGACTGTAAGTTCCCTGTTCAGGCTCTGGAATGTAGAGCAGACAGTTACCGGAGACGATAAGCTGCTTCAGAGCTTCGAACAATGGGACACGGAAGCTGTTAGTCTCCATGTAGGCCATCAACACGCGCTCGACCATAGCAAGCCCTTCGTCAACACGCGCAGCAGCCTCTGAGTCCTGACTCAAGGTCTTGGCCTCATATTCGGAGACTGTCAGTCGCATCCACGGTGACTGAGGGAATAACGCCAACATCAGCTTTGCAGCCAAGTTGTTCAAGCAGCGAGCACCTACAGCTTGCCACGGAGTTGTGTACTCAGTAGACGAGTTGTCGGACTCCTTAGGAAACAGTGACGGGATAGTGACAGCAGCACAGTTCTGAGCGCGTGTCTCATATGGCTGTCTACCGTTCTTCAGTCGGTCATAGACCGCTTTGGCTCCTTCAGCAGCGAACCCTTCACGTTCAGCCATTCGTCACCTCCTTAAATAGAAATACCGCCACCAGAGGTACGAGAGACCTGAAGTCCACGCTTACCGGAACGCTTCACCTTCTTCTCGTCAGATGCAGTAGCTTCGGTATCCACATCTTCCACTTGGTCGTTCGGTACTTCCACTGGTGCTGCTGGGGTCGGAGCCTCAGCAACCTTAGGCGCATCGTCAGCACCAAGACCAACGGTCCCTAACGCACTGTTCACCACTTTCTTGAAAGCCTTACTGATTGATTTACCCACGGTTAATCTCCTTGGTTGTTACGATGTCTACCGACCCTGAAACATGCTTGACACGAGAATACCAATCAAGACCCCAACGCTTGCACTCTTCGTCTATGATGTGCCTGACAGTCTCAAGAACCTTGCGGGAGGACTGCGAGTCACGACGAATAGCGACGATTGAAAGGTCCAGACCGGGAGTCGGTCGGTGCCAAGATGTGGTAGCCAGCATGTAGAGATACGCTACTGGTTGACCTGAGACATCGTAGATTGTGTACTCTTCACCGTCGAACTCGTCAGCCATACGGTAAGTATGGGCCTTGAAGTCCTCGAATGACTTGAAGTTAGACTGCCCGTCTTCCCAGAGGCGACAAGCGCACATGTGGCGACCTTCGCGTGAGTTGAGATATGGTAGCATTGTCTTACCCCATGTTGACGCCAGAGGCCCGCATAGCGCGGCTAACTGACGATTTATCTTTAGGTGCAGACTCCTTCTTGACCTTAAGGTCTTTGATACCTTTGGTCTCGTTGGTGTCCACATCCGATTCAGCCCCGATGTCAACTGACGCAACTTCCTCACTCAGAGGTGCTGGTTCAGGTGCTTGGACCGAAGGCTTCGGAGTGCCAATCTTTGGACTGAAACACATAGTCCCTCCTACAGTTAATCGAACTGAACGGTATCTTTCAGCTCACGACGCATAGCAATCGCAGAGTCGAGAGTGTCAGAGCAATACTGGAGACCCTTGATGAACCCGGCAATGAACGCATCGCTGTAGCCCTGCTGCTTGAGGAGACTAATAGCTCCCATCTTCTCAGCGTAGCTTGCGTTGAACAATACGTGCAGGAACTGGATGGCAGACTGGGAGATGTTCGGGACATCAAGTCTTTCTTCCTGTAACTGCTTAACAACGTTTTCAATAGCATTAATCGCCATCTTGAATCTCCTCTTTAAGTTAAGACTAAAGTCTATCTTATAGTCATATCTTAGGTCCTAAAGTCCCTATAGTGATAGTTTAGTGTTTCACCTATGGATGACTGTTGGATTGATAGGATATGACTATCGGTTAGACTTAGTGTTTAGGACGGTTGTTCGACCCGAACCACTTGTACATGCAGTAAAGGGCCAGAAGTCCGGCCCAGTAGATTACATGGATGGTGTCCACAGGATGACCTCCTTTGACTTAGGGTCATAGTCGGAGGCTCGACAAATACGAGCGACCTGAGCTTGGACCAGCAGTTCCTGTTCGGTCATCCCAGCTTTCTCAGCCAGAGTCACCATGCAGTCCCACAGCGTCATGTCTTCACGCTTCGGATACTTCTTCCACTCAGTCTTAATCTGGCCTTTGTTCTTGCCAGTCTTAAGCTCGCGGCTCTCCTGCACGAAGTAGTACGGCTCGTCAAGGAACGCACGAGTGGTATCCTCACCCATCCCCGGAATGCCACCGTAGCCATCTGTAGTATCACCCTTGATGGTCTGCTCCATGTGCCAGTAGTCCGCCTCGGCAGTCGTGTGGCTCAGGATTTCACCAGTGGTTAACCAGAAGAACTCACAGTTCGGGATAGTCTTGAAGTCCTTATCACAGGACACCAGCACCGCATGGTCACATCCGACAATCTGAGGTCGGGTCCCGATGATACCCATACAGTCATCACCCTCAAGCGTAGGACGCAGGAAGCTGTTGAACCGTGGGTCAGCCATCACTTCGGCTACGAACTTCTTGTATCCTACAGGCTTGCGAGAACCTTTACGGTTGGCCTTATAGGTAGGCAGAACGTCCTTGCGCCAGTTATCGTCATCGGTGAAGCACATAACAATCTTAGCGTCTTTCCACGCCTTGCGCTTCTTAACGATTTCAGCAATGGTGTTCTCAAGGATACGACGAGCCTTCTCGTGGTCGCAGATAAGGGTCCAGATGTCGTCGCCCCAGTCAGTCTCATCTTCAGCCGCAGCCATAGAGGAGAAGACCAGATAGTCACCATCCAGAACCAGAGCTATCTTCTTCTCACTCATTGCTCACCGCCTTGGCTTTACTCATTGCCGGGACAGTGACATCCAGAAGTTTCACAGGACGGTATAGAACCACGACCGCTTCATAAGGTTCAACCTCTTCAGCATCATAGAACTCAGTCTCGTAGCCCTGCCAGTAGTCCCCGGTTCTACCCAGAGACACGCGGAAGATTTTACCTGAAGGCAGGTGCTTAACGATGTCCTCTTTGGCCTCGGACTTATGGTTGTCACACCAGTCTCCATCCTCAAGGATTTCCCACTCGTCTGGCAGCTCGTCTGACCAAGGGTTCTCACGCAGCAGGGATTGTAAAGTTTCTAGTAAGCTCATAGACAGCCTCCGTGTTGGTTCAGGAACTTGGTGCCAGCAGCGGTAATCTCCCACGCACCGTTGTTACGCCCATCCATAGACAGGCAGCTCAGATGTCCACGACTCGCAGCCTCAGCCACAAGTGCAGCGTTGTTGCGCACATAGTTGGACTGGAAGGTCTTCGGGCAGGACTTAAGGGCCGCTAGGACCCGTAAGTATTCACTCATTGCTTGAACCTCACGCTGAACTGGCTCAGGAAAGCGCCCTCACCACCTTCATCTTTAAGCTTGGACACAATGCCAGCCTTCATGTCCAGCTCAAAGGCAGCCTCTAGCCCCTGCTCAACGGCGACCTCTGCGAGCTTACGGTCAAAAGCATTCACCGTCTTGTCGCCAAGCATAATACGCTTAGAGGTGTCAATATACTTACGGATGAGATATTGCTCAGTCTCGGAGTCGACAACAAGCTTGAAGTCAAAACTCACACGAGCACGTTTGGTAATAGCCATTAGCTAGCCTCCTGTTTAAATTGTCCGTACTTCTTGTCAGACGTTAAGTTTATACACATAGAGGTCTTGACTCTAACCTCTTCAGTGAAGGGAATAAGCCAGAGGAACTCCTGATAGACAACCGCTAGTAGGTCAATGTCTCCCGGACTGTAAGTTGGCTTACCACATCCTCCCAGCCTTACCTGTATGCTATTACAGTTCTTCAGCTTAGTTCCGGTCTTGACCTGAACCCTCGTAAGGGTCCCGTCTATGTCGACCACCAAGTCTGCCTTTGACTGAGTGAATGCTGGGAGGAATACTTGATGCCCTTTGGCTGTCAACCTGTAGCTTACATATAGCTCACTAGCAGCACCAGTGAAGTGCTGGGACTTTCCATCAATGACATTCTTTCCACGTTGGTCCAATCTTACCCTCCGTATCAAGCTCACACTTGAAGTTATAGAAACGTCCGACCTCACGCATTGCCTCTTGAGCAATACGGACGACATCTTCTGCTATCTCCTGAGTACGACACGCTATCTGCAATTCATCGTGAATCCAAGCCATTAGCGCAAAGTCACCGTCCCATCCGTTACCATAACCAGCATCTTCAAGTTTCTTCTCAGTCAGTACCATCCAGTGCTTACATACTACCGCACCATCGCCCTGAAGTAAGGCGTTAAGTGCTGAGTGCGGCGACCGGATGTGAATGCGTCGACCGTCCAGACCTTTCAGCCAGCGACGTTTCCACTTCACGATGTTCTCACCGTCTACCCACTTGGACTCCGAGATGAGCGTGTTCTGCACAGCCTCTCGCAGGTCCTTGATGGCTGGTGTACCCTCAATGAATTTCTTCATCAGGGCTGAACCTTCCTTCTTACCACCGCCGACTATCAGTCCAATCTTCGCGGCCCCTGCACCATACAGGAACGCATAGATGAACGTCTTGGCGTTGTTACGGAAAGCATCGTGGTCGTGGTTAGACTTGTCGCGTGGGACGTTAGGTGCTAACCCGGCGTTGACCGCATTAGCCCAGTGGATGTCACCCTCGACCACGGTCTTCGCATATTCACCGCCATCGAACGGGGACGCACGGTTCCCCAGACAACGTAGTTCAAGGCCTGAGGCATCGACACCAACTTGAATCCACGGGTCTGGCTTGCCATTGTTCTTGTTCCACTGAGCACCGAAAGCACTTCGGCATATTTCACCCCAAGGAGCACCGTTAGCCGGGACCTGAGCCATGTTCGGTGAACTGTGGGTCGCACGTCCGGTTACAGCACCACATGGGTTAATCGACCCGTGCATCCTTCCGTCAGGACCCACAAGTCGAAGCCATGCGTTCTTACCTTCAGCCGCCTGACCAATGCGCTTCTGGACCACCAGATACTCACGGACCAGCTCTACGCAAGCCTGAGCTTCTGGGTCTGCCAGCTTAACGTGTTCCAGAGTTTCGTCATCACACTTAGGTTTCCCTGTATCCGTGAACTCAGTAGGCTCCCAGCCCCGATCCATCAGAACCTTAGATAAGTGGTCTCCACTCCCCGGATTGAACTCAACGAAGGTAATCGGTGTGAACGGTGCGCCTTCCATCGTATCTCGTGAGTCTCGTTCGCAAGGCTCCAGACCTAAGCGCTGAGCTTTGTTCTTCGGCTTCTTGAAGATTGCCCCTACCTTCGGGTAGATGACTCGCGGGTATTTCGGCAGGTCTGCCCCGGTTCGTGGGTGCTTGAAGAACTCTTTGCCACCCTTAGGTGAATACCAACTACCGAACGTCGACCGCAGCTTATCCAAAAGCTCCGCACGTTTGACTGATAGCTCACGATACAAGCCCTCGACTATCTCCGAGTTCATCGGGTAGCCGTTACGTTCCATCTTAGCGCATGTCCACGCAGCATCATGTTCGAGACGCAGTGCGTACACAGCCTCAAGTCCGGCCTCAGGAGACCCGAAGTAGAACTTGTCGGTAAGGAACTTCTTGAACAGGGCCAGAGTGACCACAACGTCTTGGACGTTATAGTCCAGCATCTCTTGGCTTGGAAATAACCACTCGTCACCAGCCTTATATTCGATGCCTTCTGCCTTGCACTTGGCAATGTAATCTGTCTTGTACTCACCCTTCATCTCACCGAGACGGTAGCCCCATGCCTCAAGAGACTGTCGTCCCATCATCTTAGGCGGAAGACGACCTGCTTTCACAGCACCCATGTCCGAGAACTTAATGTTCGGGTACATCAGTCGTCCCATAACCAGCGTGTCAATCATCTTGTGCTTCGGGAAGTTGAAACGTTTACCGAAATACTTACGCTTCAGAATGTCAATAGCCGGGACGTCATAGTTAATCCCGTTGTGGAAGACAAGAAGACCGTGCGGTGTTGCTGCAATCTCTTCGACCTTCTGCACGTACTCTTTGAAGCCACCGACGATACCTACCATCGGAGCTACCCCGTACTTAAGGGTCTCATTCGACTCGGCGTTAATCAGGACCCCACAGTGGAACTGAGAGACGGTATCAAGAAGACCGTTGGTCTCGATATCCGAAGCCCAGATGTTCTGTAAGTCAATCATAATGTCTCCTATAGTCTAATCATAAAGGCCACTCGATGTGAATGACCTTGAGTCTATCCTACAGTGATAGCTTAGTAGTCAGTACGCAGGAAGTGATACATGAACTTTCGGTTAGCTCGCTTCCACGCAGCAGACTCAAAGCGTTGTTCTCCTAGGATTCGGGACAGGCAGTCTGCCTCTTCGCTCCACCACTTGAACATGAACCTGTGGTATCGAGCCTTAAGCTTCTTAAACATTAGTCCTCCTCTTCGTAATGGCACCAACACCAAGGATGCCCACACTTCTTAGAAGTCTTGGTCTTCCCAGCTTCCAGAATCTTCTTCTCCTCCGCCGCCAAACGAGCTAAGCGGTTCGAGCCACCCCGTGGTCTTGTTGTACTCAAGGTATCCAGCCAAGCCAGTATCGCCAGTAAAACGACACTTAAGCAAACGAAGCTGGACAACGTTAGGAGTATCACCTTGCTGGTTACGCTCCAAGGCGATAATAGTGTCAGATAGCTGACGCAGAGCACCACTTCCACGCAAGTCAGTAATACTAACAGGTCTACCTTCTTCATGCGATTTACCTTTCTCCGGGTTCTTCAGGTGACATATTACCACCACTACCACGCCCTTAGTCTTCGCGAACTTCTTGAGACGAGTCATTATTCGGTCGATGGTCTTACGCTCATCTGAGTTATCTTCCATGCCAGACACCACGATTGAGATGTGGTCCAGCAATATAACATCGCAGTCCAGACCGTCCACCATGTAGCCCAGCTTGGCGAACAGGGTGTCTTCTTCTGACTCCGCAAATGAATCGTACAGGTGGAACTTATCGTCGTTGAACAGTTTGTCGTACCATTCGTCGAATCGACCGTCCTGAAGGATTGCCTCTTTCAGCTCTTTGGACTGACGTAGGCGGACATTATTGTCCAGACCTATGAGGTCCTGAACCGTTTCTTCGACAGCTTCCTCCAGCATTGCCATGCCTACGCGCTTACCCTGTCGGCCCCACTCCAAGAGGAGCTGACGCACGAAGGTAGACTTACCCATGCCTGACCCTGAAGTCACCATGATAAGCTCGCCTGCTCGCGCACCTAGGGTCATCGCGTTGAGTGTTGTGCATGAGGAGAACAGCAGACCTTCAGTCTCAGCTTTCAGCATGGACTCGCGGGTCCGGTCCTTCAGGGACTTAGCGCTAACGACCCCAGCCGGGACGAAAGGTACAGCGTTCCAGATTGCATCCTGAATCGCCCTGAAGTCCTTGGCCTGAAGTGCAGCGTTGGCGTCCTTGTGCCCATTGATGAATGCGACCTTTACTTTGCCAGCAGGGAGGACCGGAGCGCCTTGCTCTACAGCCTCACGTCCAGGCTCGTCCATGTCGAACATCAGGATAATCTCTTCGAACTGGTCGAGGTACTCAAGGTTCGCTGCCAGCGTCTTCTTCGCAGACTTAGCTCCTAGCGGAAGAGAGACCACTGGGTACTTGCCTTCCTGTACCTGAGCGACTGACAGGCAGTCAATCTCGCCTTCAGTGATGACAATCTTCTTACCACCAGACCAGAGCTGGGAGCCAAACAGTAGGTCATTCTTGACGCTACCGATAGCTGTGAAGTTCTTGTCAGCGTCCCGGACCTTCTGTCCTACCTTGGTCCCTGACCTGTCGTAGTAGTCCGCAATCTGTACCATCTTGCCCTGCATCATGCCTACCCAGTAGCTGTACTTCTTGCAGATGTCAGCCGATAGTCCACGAGCCGGGAGAGGGACATAGCGCCCTGAGTTCTCGCCCCACGTTAACAGGTTGCTCACTTGCTTCTTACCTCCTGAAGGCGTGTAACCTTCTGTCAATTCCATGTCGCCTTTCTTCCAAGCGACTGACGGGTCACACGCAAAGCAGTACATGTGTCCGTCTGAGTAAACACCATTGGCATCCGAAGACCCGCAGTCTGGACACTCGGTGTGGTAGAGGAAGACGCTATCGTCCTGCTCTTGGTCTTCATATGACATTGGTCACTCCTTAATCAACAATGCGAACAAAGGGACAACCGAAAGTGGTCATCCCTTTAGTGAGTGTTTAAGTTAACTGAAGAAGCCCTTCAGTTGTTCAGCCTTCTTGTCCAGACCGCGAGCACGGAGGCCAGCGTCCAGAGACTTGATGCGCAGACTATCCGCTTCCGCAGCAGCCGCTTCCGCACCTTTAGCCGCAGCAGATGCGACTTTTCGTTCCACACTCGCAGCACGAGAATAGCCGCGCACAACCAGACGACCCAGAAATTCGATAAACTTAATCATGTTATTGCTCCTTGTTAGCCTCGGTCGGACGTGACCATTTCGTTAGTGTTCAGCCAGCGCTGCAAGTCGAAACTTGGGCAAGCCTTTGGTGCTACATCGTGATGCGCCTTGATGTCTGCCTGAGGGTACAGGGCCTTCAGTTCCGCCAGCTTGTTGCGGAGGGAGTTCATCTGAGCAGGCGTGAAGTTAGCTTCAAACTTGCCCTTAGCGTCAATTCCACCTACAAGGCAGACGCCTACGGACCGGGAGTTCCAATCCTTAACGTGAGACCCCACAACATCGACCGGACGTCCAGACTCCACGGTGCCATCACGCTTGATGACGAAGTGATAGCCTACGTCCAACCAGCCTTGCTGCTTGTGCCACATGCGGATAGTGTCTACCCCGATGTCCTGAGACGGTTGGGTCGCACTACAGTGGACGAAGATTGCGTCAGTGACTGTACGTGGTTTGAACTGAACCTTACTTACCATTGTACACCACCAGCTCGACGATAACGAGATTCAGGTGAGACTTGAAGCGTTCACTCACAGTCGTGTGCATCTGGAGGCGCTTATGGTTGAAGACGTGCGAGTTGCTAATCTTCACGTACACTTCGTCCGGGCGACCATGAACGATGAACGCATAGCCCACCGGGATTTTGTCAATGGTCAGGCGCTCGCGTACTACCTGCACTTCTTTAGTCATTTCTTAGCTCCTTTCTTCGGGATGAGGATACCGGAAGGCAGACGTACAGTCGCCTCTTTCAGCCACTCAACCGGGATAAACTTGTCGGCAAACTTAAAGCCGTTCTTTTCGCACCATGCGCCATACGTGGTCGGGGACCCTTTGTACAGCTTGGAGCGGGAGGACGAGAACACGAACCGGATGTCCAGCTCAGGGTGTTGCTCTCGCACCAGCATATGCTTCTTACGGTCCTCACTATCGAAGATACCTTTGGTCTCGACGATGATTCCGTTCGGAAGGATGAAGTCTGGTGTGTACTTGTGGTCGGAAGCCGGAATCACATAGTTGATATAATGGCTTTCGTACTCCGCTTTGACGCCGTTCTTCTCCAGCCACTGCTGGTTCTTGGCCTCAAGTCCAGAGCGGTAGGCACCCACAGAGTGCCCCCGTTTTGGTGTCCATGCAGCCACGATTAGAAGTCGTAATCGCCACCGGACTCAGAGTCATCACCACCCTCGGCATCTTCACCGAAGTCGTCAGACCCGAAGTCACCGTCAGTAGACGCTTTGTAGCCACCGGAGCCGATGTCTTCATCGTCACCCCAACCACCATCGCCACCAGTACCATCGCCGGACCACTCTTTCAGCTCGACCAGCAGGCAGGACTCCAGTTGCAGCTTCACGCTAGCACCAGTCGCAGCGTTCCACTTGAACGGCAGTACTTTGAACTTGACCTTCAGCTTGGACCCTGAGCCAATATTCGGGACGTCACGGATGAGTTTAGCATCGGTGTCGTAGAACCGTAATACGATAGGCTCGGACTTGCCGTCTTTCAAGTAAGACGCAAAGCATTTAAACTTCAAGGTAACAGTACCATCACCGTTCTCAATCCACGGCATGTCGCCTTCACGTGGTTCAATAGGCTTCTTGCCACGCTGAACCTGAGGCGGGTTCTTCTCGTGGTCTGCGAGTGCTTTCGCATACGCATCGTCGTGAATCTTCTGCAAGACGTCAATCATCTTGCGAACTTTCGGGTCGCTCAGGTCGAACGTCAGGTTGACTTTGTGCTCACCGCGCTCGTTGAACTTGGTGTCTGCTTTGTTAAGCCATGCGTAAGGCTCAACGATACCAGCTACCGGAGTGGTGAAAGTCTTCAGTTGCTCTTTAGCCATCGGTGTAAATCTCCTAGTTAAAGTTAAGGTGTTCCTAAAGTGATAGTTTAGTCGTGCAGCTCAGGTCGGATGCGGCCTACCACGAAACCAGCATCTTCATATTCCTGAGACTTCAGGGTCGCATCGTCCAGAGACTTGGCGTATACCGGGACCTCAAAGGACTGAACGCGACCCTCAAGCTCCACGATGTACTTCTTTTCTTTAGCTGGGTAGCTTCCGGGTCGACCGCAGTCACACAGCCCTCCAAACTTAGTCTTATTACAATCCACGGAATGTCCTCTCATAGTCCTTTCTCCTTCCACATATGGTACATGGACAGGTAGTCCACGTTCCCGGTTGAGACCCACTGCCTAAAGCACCAGCTACTTGGAGTCATGACACTTGCCTTTATGCAGGTCGAACAGCTCCTGATAGAAGGTCGCTTTCTTAAGGTCCTTCTCCATGGTCGCCAGCTCTGACTTCTTACCAGCTCGGAGTCGATACTTCAGGACGTTACCGAGGCAGAACCCACGGAACTCACTCACTGTCATGGACCGGGCGATAATCTCAATGGACTCCACACCGTCAAAGACCTGATAGTGGGACGGCTTGCGCACACCATCATCTTCGCTGACCCTGCCGATGTCCCCAGCACCACAGTCACAAGACCCGAAGCTCCATACCGAGCGGCGGCACCACTCCTTGTGCTCAGTCATTGACCACCTCCTTCACAAACTCAACGAACAGACGAACGCGAGGCCACTTGGTGTAGACCACAGGTACGTCGGTCTCACGCTTCTGGCGAGCCTCTTCAGCTTTGCCCGGAGTAATCAGAGCGAAGACTGTAGGTGACAGCTTAACGGCCTTCCCGAAGTATCCCAGCTTCTCGTTGCGCTTAATGCAAGCGAACGGGTTGTTGGAAAGATGGAAGGTATTGGAATAACGGTTGAACATTAAGTTCTTAAACAAGGTCGGCCTCCTTAGGTCGAAGTTATTGTTGTCCTATAGTGATAGCTTAGGGTCAGGCTGGTGGCCCAGACGCAAAGAAACCCAGCAGTCCGAAGACCACTGGGTTGACGTTATAATGAATCTCTTAAGGCTACTGCCTCGGCTATGGTCTTGGCGTAACGGACCACACGTTCTCCGTTAGCAACCTTCTTGATGCAGTATAGCTCTCGGCCTTTCACTTTGGAGATGTGACGCTCTCCCGTGGTGTTGGTTGACATCTGTCCTTTGTTCTGGTTGTTCTCTGAGTGAGTCACCAGACGCAGGTTTGAAAGCCTGTTGTTGGAAGGGTTCCTGTCAATGTGGTCAATCTCCATACCATCTGGTATCTGGCCATATGCAAGTTCCCATATTACCCGATGTACCTGTAGGTGTTTGCGTCCCCACGGTGTCCTGACGTTTATTGTCCAATAGCCAGAAGTCTTCTTACTACCGACCCTTCTCCCAGAGTTAAGTGCCAGCCCTGAGGCCGACCTTTCATCAACCTTAAATCTTGACTGTAGGATTGTCCTCAGTCCCTCGCCATTGGTAGAATGACGGGTGTCGCAGACTTCCATCTGGTGTCTCCTCCATGTAGGTGATTTGACAAGCCCACCCATTATAGTAATCAGGGTCTGACTTAACGTTATTTGTGAACTCGGACATAAGGGCGCGACTAATGTTAGTTGCGGAGACCTCCATCCCGTTCTCAAGCATCACGTCAAATCCGATGACCATGCCTTCGTTGGCTAGGCCATCCGTACCCCACACAGGGCGCACAACATGACCGTCTGCCTCTTCGCTCGGCTTCATCTTCCACATGCCCGACTTCTTGCCACGCTTCCAGCGTCCAAGAGGGTCTTTAACTACCAGACCTTCTTGCCCATCTGCGCGCTTCTCTTCGTACAAATCCTGAAGAGACTCAAGGTCGTACACTGTATGACTCTCAGATAATGCCCAGTCGATTTCCGGGAAGTATTTCTGGAGGAGAGGGACGATAGCTTCGGCCTTCAGGCGGGTGACGCTATGGATAGGACCTTCAGCTTTCTGGTCGAGGATGACGTTAAGGTCCACGATACCGTAGACGACCACTTGGATATTCTCCGGCGCTAGGCTGAATACCTGCTTGTCCTTCTTCCACTGGTCATGCCAATACTCACAGGTCGTCCATGCAAAGTTGGACTCTTTCATCCACTTCGTGCGGATAAGACCTGAGGACGTGTTGAAGTCTACACCCTTGACCATGACCTCGCCATCAATCATCAGGCCAGTACCTTCGTAGCCAGCTTGCTTCAGGAACCATCGCCAGTCGCTAGCTTTGGTCGCCCCGACGTCATCGCCAGAAGTGTCCATCCAGCTTAGGGCAGGAAGGGGTTTAGACTCACGGCTCAACCAGTGGGTCTCACCAGTAGGGAAGACCGGAAGGTTCAACCGGACTCCATCGTACTTCACTTCAGCTTCGAGAGACCCAGCGGCCTCCAGTGCTTTCTTAACGCCAGACTCAGAGTAATCTACAGCGCGGTGTGGGTTGGTTTTGATAGATGTCATTCTGATTATCTCCACAGTTCAAATTGTTTAAGTGCGTTGTAAGCTGGACCGATGGCATCTGCGTATTCTGTCGGACCCATTGAGTCGTTAAACTCAAGTCTCGCTATGAGGTCGCCACGCTCGTGTCCGTTCTTTGGTGAGTACCTGTGTTCTGTCCTGAATGACACTCGCTCGACCTTAAGTTTACGATTCAGGTCCTCATACCAGTCGTGCTCAACCACAAGTCCAAGACTCTTTGCGAAATCTTTAAGCTCGTAATGGTTCATGGCTTACGCTCCCACGAAATACTTCTCTTGGTTGACCATAGAGTCCTTACCTTCAGCGTTACGGAAAGCACCCTTCACGCCACCACCACGTTTTGTCTTGTTCAGCTTGCGGCCCTTCGGCATGTAGCCTTCAGTCTGCTGACGTTCACGGATGCGCTCGAAGTTGATGGTGTTCTGATACATGGTTAAATCTCCAGTAGTTTACGTTAGGGTTAATCATAAAGGCCACGACTTTGAGTCATGACCTTGAGTCTAATCCTATAGTGATAGTTTAGATGACGACGCGAGGTCTTACCCGAACGAATGCCTGAAGCGCTCGCTCGCGTTCGGCCTCTTCTCCGTATACTTTAACTTGCTCATAGTCGTACTGGATTCGACCGTCGATGTCGCTAAGTCGATACTCAAAGTCCTTCTGAGAGCCATCCGTGTGGTGCTGGTGGATAGTCAGCTCCCGCTCGGTCCGACTCGTGGTGAAGTGAGTCACTGTCTTGCCACATGGCCCCGTCCCGGTCTTGAACTCAGTCGGCTGATAGAGGCCATTGAACAGCGCCCTGAACTTCAGGCCTACCATACGCTTCACAGTCACAGGCTCTGGCGGCGTTAAGCGTCTGCGCTCGGATTCAGCAAGTTTATCCTTCAGCCTCTCGTTGTCCTTGTCACGGACCTTTACGGCTCGCTCCAAGTATGCCGCCTTCATGCTCAACTCTTTGATTTGCGCTTTAAGTTTTGACTTACCTAACATATGGTTAACCTCTTCTGCGTTGAATTAAAATGTACACTGCTAAGAAGGCCAGCCATAAGGCCAGCCACTGAAGGTCCGTCATTTCGTCACAGCCTCGGTCAAGGCCTGTTCGTGTGACTTCTCAACCTGCTGCACCAGCCATTTGAATGGGACGTTAAGCTGCTTTGACATCTCGGTTGGAATGACCGTGGTCTTTACCAGACCCTTGCCATTATGTTCGGTCACGGTCACGATTTGAGTACCGCCTTTAACGCCAGTTTGCTTGTGTGCGAATTTCATGTAGATGCCTCCTTAGGCGAATGCAAAGTCAGATAACAGAATGTCTTCGATGTTCAGTTTACCGCGCTTCGGTAGCTCGGGCAACTTGTCGCGCTGGCTCTCATGAAGCTGGTCTGCGAACTGCTCGTAGAAGTCTTGCAGCACATCGTTGTCGCGGTAGGTCTCTACCATCGTCTCACGGACTCCCTTGAACAGGAACTCAGCGTCTGCCGGGATGGTCCCAAAGCTGTCGTGAATCACCGCGAAGGACATCACGCCATACTTTCTGTGGGTGTGGACTACAGTCTTCCTCAGGTGACTGCCGTCCTGTGAGTGTACAAAGTTAGGGCTGATACCGGACTCCTGCTTGTGCTTATCCAGCTCTTTCTTCGACCCTTTGTTGACTGTTGGTTGCAGGTTGAACGACCCGAGGAACAGGAGGTTCAGACGTGTGGTATCTTTCTTGCGGTATTCCTGCCAGACAGGGAATCCGTCAGGTGTTACCCAGTGAACCGGGAGGCAAGGCTTAAGAACCTCTTTGGTTTTCTTGTCCTTGACCTCGGCAGCCAGCAGTTTAGCCGCACCCTGAAGCCACTTCATTGCATCCACCGCAGCCACTACGGTCACACTCACAGCGTCCCATATCATCTTAGCCATGAAGCGAGACGCTTGGCTTGGGTCCGTGAACATCGCTCCCTTGCCGCTATCAATCGCTGGCATCACAGTGTCCTCAAACACTTGGTCCGCGAACCCGTATTCCTTTGACCCATAGGCCAGAGTCATTACCGAGCGTTTAGTGACCGAGCGTGACATCCCGTAGGTCAGCCACTGTCGGGCCAGCTCACGGGTCCCAAGGACCAGACGTTCAGTAATCTCGCCTGTCTTCTTGTCCTCGAAGGTCTTCACCTCGTTGTCACTGCCGTTGACCAGCAGTTCCTTGAGCTGTTCTTCCACCCGGTCGGACACAATGCGGTAGATGTCTTGGACCTTACCGGAAGGCGTTAGGTTTACCGCATGTCCACCAACGTGGTCACGGAGCATGGCGCTGAAGTGTTGAATCCCAGAGCAGGACCCATCGAACGCGATAGGCAGAGAGCAGGAGTAGCTCAGCCCGTGGTGCATAACCCCGGCATACTCAAAGCAGAACGCGAGGAAGCAGAACGGAGAGTCTAGCTGGCCCCACCAGTCAATGCTATCCATCGGACTCTTAGCAGTCGCGAGGATGTTGTCGTGATTGTCCTCAACCCACTTGATGCGCTCCTCAAAGGTGACTTTATCGACACCCGCGCAGTTTGCACCGTGTACCTTCAGCCATTTGAAGCCGTCCGCACCGATTGGCTTGCCTACCGCCAGAGTCAGCAGGCCCTTCTGCATATCGTTGCCCTGAGGGTTGAACATCGGGACAGCGTAAACACGACCTCGCCAGTCCATGTTGTACGGGAACCAGATGGCCTTGAACTGAGAGAACTTGTTAGCCTGTGAGACGATGAAGCTCAGCGATAAACGGCGAGACTGTCGGGCCTTCTCGCGTCGATAGATGCCAGCCGCAGATTTCTTCCAAGCCTTAAGCTCCTCCTCGGTCTCACCCGCATAGTCTTCAGGCTTCAGTGGCTCCATCTGAGGGATGTCAGCGATAGGCGTGTTATTCAGCTTCTCGACCATGTTCACCACTTCCAGCACCTTCTTGTTTACCTTCCAAGGAGTCTGCTGAATGATGTTAACTGCCTCATACACTTCAGGCATGTACACGTCTTCGTAGCGCTGGACCGCAGCCTTAGACCCTAAGCGAATCAGTGGTAGAGGCCTGCGACCTTTAGCCCAGTACCCACCGCCAACCACCCCGGTCCACGGCTTAGGTGGCACGACGCAGGGCTGGTAAACTGGGGCAATTCCCGCCAGAGAGAAGCCACGCTGCGCCATCTTCTTGACCCAGAAGTCAGACAGGTGAACCATCTCGACGTCTGCCGCAGCGTTGCCTGCACCGTAGCGCTTCAGCTCGACCAGTTGAGATGACTGGATGACCAGCTCTAGCATCTTGATGCCTACGTGGACGGCCTCGGTCGGACTCCAAGTCCCCCACGCGTCAGCCAGTTGTCCCTGCTCAAGCATAGACGCCTCGACTGCCTGCATGTAGGCCTTCTTGTAGCTTGCACCAGCACGTTTCTTCAGGTTCTCCGCTATGGTCTTCTTGAAGTGATCCTGCTCCTGCTCACGGATGCGACCAAAGCGAATTTCATCTTCCAGTGTGCGACCTATCGCGGATGCCATAGGAGTTATCGGAATGCCTTCAGGCTTGACCAGCTTGCTGAGGATGACTTTCAGTATGATGACCGCAGCAGACTCCGCAGAGATTAGCAGAGAGCGGTCTTTGACAGCCTTCTCGTCAGTGCTCAGCATGGTGAACGCTACGCTTGGACGAGAGGTCGAGGACTTACCGTCCGGGCCTTCATGCCACTCACGGAAAGCCTTAGCGATGGTCGGGACCAGCGTTTGCATCAAGGGCTTAGCGACCTGATTGTCTGCCAGTTCCCCACGCTCGGTCTGACGCTCAAGGTTCTTAATGAAACGTCGCTCACCTTCAGTGTATGCCTCATGCTCTAGCTGTAGCTGCTTGACTGCGAGGTCTTGCCCGTAGTGGTCCGCCAGTACGTTGAAAGGTTCGATGGCATTCGACACATCAGAGAAGTCGTGTTTGTCAATTGAGATGACGCTCATACTTAAAGTCCTTATAACTGTTGTCTTATCACTAAAGTCTTTCACTTCAGTCCTGACTTAGAGTCTTTCGACCTTTAGTCCTTTAGTGATAGTTTAGTCCAACTACTTGCATATCAGTGGGTTAGCGTGTAGATGACTGAAGTCACCTTTGGTCGTGTGTGTCAGGCTTGCCCGTTGGATGTCAGCCCGTCGACCTGCCAGCAGCAGCTTGCCGTCCTCGGACTTCATGTTGGTGGACCCGTAGACGTAAATCATGGTGTCTACCTTGTGACCCTCAGCCAACATGCGTTTAGTCAGAACCATATCACGTTCAGCTTGTTCGCGTCCAGACCGGGACTGCCGGGTCAGGATTGCGTTACCCATTGCTACCACCATTGCGTATGCCAGACCATTTGACTTGCTCATTATAGTTTGCTCCCTAAGGTTGCGATGTCCCAGACGTTCGCTAAGTTGCGCATGAATCGTCCGTTCGGTTGTCTTACAGTCCAGCGACCCAGTGATACATACTGGAAGCGGTAGACTTTACGTGCCTTCACGATGTCTTTCGTGATGACCGCGAGTATTAACCCGTAGCCGATGACCAGAAGTATCCATCCCATAGTTCACCTACCTATATGTTGTGAGTAGTAATCTTTGAGACCACTAGATGTAGTGGCCTCTCGTCTATCACTCAAAGCTCATGCTTTACTCAGCTATTGCGTTCAGCCTGCCTTGCAGCTCATCTTGATGGTCTGCCTGAGTCCAAGACACTGGGTCTGTGATTATCAAGCGCCCGTTGTTATCGACCATCACGTTAGCTCGGTGCGTGTCGAACGATGCCAGACCGTAGAAGAAACTGTTAATCTTCTTAGCGGTCTGCGCAAGGTCCTTGATATACTGAGCCTCGACGTGTGCAAACTCAGCCCGTGCGTCTTGGTCCAGCCACCAGCTCAAGGCCTCAGACGGTTGCTCGCAATAGTCTATTATTGCGTTGACCACACGCCATGACACGTTTAAGACTCGCTGCTCGTAGGTCTCACCATCCCGGCAGTAGTCACCGCCAATGTCATTCAGTGAGCGGTACTTGTCCATAGCCACCATGTAAGCCCTGCTGAAGCGCTTGACCAGATGGATGACCGGAAGTCCAGCCAGACCCTCATTCTCTCGGCAGAAGGCCGCATATGCAGCGCCTGAGTCATCCTTCTTGAATCCCACCTTGATTGCATATCCCGGCAGGTCCTCATGCTCAAAGGCAGCGGCGAAGTGTCCCAGACCTAATAGCTTGTAGCCATGCTCACGGGCCAGTATCTCAAAGGCTCCCCAGCGTGGCTGACCTGCTATACCAGCCATTGAGTCTTCAATCTTGTAGCACTCCTCGCAGATTATAGCGTGAAGCTGAGACATAAGGTTGTTCATGATTACTTTATCGTGTGAGTTCATTACGTGTTTCCTTCTTGTGGTTAAGTGACAATCAGTCAGGCCACCCGCATGGATGACCTGTAGTCTGGCACTCAGTACCCGCCTGTCAGTGTTATGGTCAGCGCATGGTGATTAGCCGTGTAACAGGCCCCGCGCTTCATTAGCTCGACGAGACCGTCATAGAAGGCTTGCTCACTGCTGTAGCCTATCGTGTACATCAGTAGAACCTCCCGGCGCACTTGAGGAAAGCGGAATCCCGCAGAATCTCCCAGTCTCCCCAGCTCAGGCTATAGCTATGCGGAAGTTTGAACTCCTTGTTAACGTGTATGCCTGACCGTATGGTCACAAACTTGGAGTCGCCCACGGTCTCAATATCAACCGTTATCCACGGCTTGATGTGATTAGGGTATGAGTTAATCATCTTACACCACCTCCCAGAAGCGACCTTCAGCGTCTTTCGTGAAGCATTCACCCTTAGGCGCATCGACCTGCTGGAATGACCCGTGCAGGCGCTCAGTGCGGTAGCCGTCCAGACCCTTACAGAACATCAGGCCAGCCGTGTGAGTCTGAGACCTGTAGACCATCACACAGTCTTGCTCAAAGTCATTGCAGGCCAGTCGTGCAACGTTGATAGCCTGAGCTTTGGACTCACAGCGCACACGATATGTTCTCTCTTCAGTGGCTACCTCCTGCCCTTCCTCGCGGTAGCAGCCTGTCAGCCCAGTGCATTCGAGCACACCGTAGTATTCCGGTTCAGCTTGCAGCAGCGCCTTAAGGTCTAACTGACGGGCCATGTTAGCCATATCAGACAGGTTAGCACGAGCAGCAGACACTAGCACATAGAAGACGTTTGCTGGTTCGTTAGTGTAAATCATGATGCGTATCCTTTAGTTAGTGAGTGACAATCAGTCAGGCCACCCGCATGGATGACCTGTAGTCTGGCACTCAGTACAATAATGTGAAACATCCGTACCATTCCCGGTAGGACCGTTGGTTATCCAGTGGAAGCCATTGAGCTTTGCCGTTGACCATGCGTTCTACGCAGATTAAACCTTTCATGTTATACCTCAGTGATTGAGTGATTATCACGAAGAGACCTTGTGTCGCTCAAGTCAAGCCCGTCTCGCGGTAGACCCAAAGTCTCTTTAGTTAATCGCTTACTATCATTATCGGCGCACATTAAGAGTTATCCAGATTGTTAAAGAGCATTCGCTTAGCTGTCGTCGCCTCGCTATCCCGTTTCAGTGTTGGGCCTCACCGTTGTTTCGATGTGGTACATACTACTTTAAGTCGGTACATCTTGTCAAGCGTTTTGTTTCACCTTCTTGTCACTGCCTGTTTTTCGTATGACTTATCAGGCTGTCTACTTCACCGCGTGACCCGGCGTCTTCACTATCCGGTTGTTGCCGTGTCGTGTTGACGGAAGCTATTACACCAAAAGTTAGACCTACTGTCAACAACTATTTATCATGGTAATTTATACAGTAGTCCAGCGACTATATAATGATGACTACAGATGATTGACTTTAAGTCTGGACTGTGGATAATGAGAGACCAGTTAGCAAGACACTAACTAATAACCCTAGTCAGCTATGGTCTCTGACTGCTAAACGGACCGGATGTGATAACCTTTGAGTCTAGACCTTAGGACTCTGATAAACTGTAGGTCAACATGGTGTCTGGTGACTGTAGGTTGTTAGACTGTAGGTTGTCCCATCACTTAGGGATTGACTGTAGGCTGGTTGACTGTAGGTGATGACTTGAGGCTGATACAGATAGGGACTCGGAGACACAACATATAGTCCCGACCAATCGTCCCAACCACAAGATATAGGCCCTTTAGGTAGACTTTGGGTCCTGACCAGACGTCAAAGACTTGAGGTTTAGACCGAAGGTCTAGGGGTAGGGCCTTTGGTCTGACTTAGAGTGACCCTATGGGGGGAGACTTGAGGTTCTTGAACTGTGAGATGCGGTCTCAAACTTTTGGTCCAAAACTCATCGTCCCTACTATAGGCCTCAGCCACTGTAGGTCAAGGACCGTAGGTCAGGCGACACTAGGGTAGACCAGGAGTATGATGACCATAAGTTAGCTTCTCTTAAGGTGTTACCTAAAGTCCTTGACTACAGTAGCTAAGGTCAGTAGAGTAGCGTCAGCTATGAACTGACCTTAGGTCCGTCTTTCGTTGATTGTTACCATGATGGCGTTAATGACACTCAGACACCAGAGTACATACGAGAGTCTCGACCCACCCGACCCACTGACTTCCAGCAGTAACGCCAGCAGCAAGTAGAACAGCAGCAAGAAACCTGTACGTAGCTCTATTGGTAGCCAGAGCTTTGAGAACAGCTTTGGTCTTACCCATGCTACATACCTCCTGTCGCTTAGGGTCTACTTAAGTTATGAGGGTGTGATGATTACAATCACCCTCTCCATCGGTGTTAGCCTTAGGTAAGAACTCAGGAGTCTGCCTCCTAAGGTCTTGCATAAAGTGTGCATATGCTTATTCATTGAGTCTTTACTATAAGCAACCGGGGGTCTTCCCTATAGTGATAGTTAAGTCCATTTCCCTTTAGAATCATTAAGTTACGAGAGATACCTAACGCACTACTTACTGCTTATACATGCAGATTTCATGCGTAGGTATTCATTAGGTTAGTGGAACTTTACGTAGGACCCCAAGCCCAAGTCATCATCTGTATTGAACTGTACCCGGACCCCATTGTCCCAATAGTCGGTCTCGATGGACTTAAAGCCTTTACGTGGGTCTTCCATCTGTTCCTCCAACCACTCTTCTGTTACTTCACGCTGGCCCTTTACGGCATCCTTCGCCATAGACTCTACGAAGAACTGTACACCGATAGCCAGAGCATCGAGTCGGTCATCGTGAGCCAAGGCTCCACGTTCACGGCTGATACGGGTCATCTGGTAGAACAGAGAGTAGATGGGGTTACGGACACCATCCTTATCAGCGGCAGTCTGGTAGTCAGACACAATGGTCGAGGAGTTCACGATGAGTCGGTGAGACCCCATGATAGGCTCAAGAACGTCGCAGATGCGGAGTTCCTTCTGACCCTTACTCTTGACCTCAGTTACTGCTGCCGGGTGAATACGGGCCGCTACAGGCTTGAATAATTCGAGATACATGCCATCACCGAAGTTACCCTCAATGACGTACTCGTTAATCTTCCACTTGCGACCAATCTTAGCCAGAGCTTCCAGCGTTGAGTCCTCGTAACCACCACGCATGCCACCAGCTTCCATCACGAAGATGTAGCCGTTTAGCTGATACAGCACCGCATACCCGGTCTCATCCTTACCACGACCACTAGGGTCAATGACCAGAATCTTCTGGGTGTACGAACTGAAGGCAGAACCTACAGTCTGATACGTGTGGTAGGCGTCACCCATGAGTCCAACGTTAGGAACGTCCTCACGCTTGTTCTGAAGGTTCGGAAGCCACTGGTAGACCATAGGGCTAGACTCTGTGTCCAAGTCCGCTACGATAAGGTCACGCAGCTTCAGAGGGTACTTCTCGGCATCCCCTAGGTTCGGGTTAAGCATGAACTGTAGAGCGAAGCCCGCCTTACCATAAGACAGCTCACGTTCCTTCAGGTCCTCATCATCGAAGCGAACCTCATCGGTAGGTCTCCAGTAGTAGCCCTCAGGGTCAGACTCAAGCTCTGCCTGAAGCATAGGGGCCAGACGGTCTCCGTAAGACTTCCAGTCCTTCTCATCACGTGGATAGCGAGCAGGCCAGATGGTAGTCGAATAACCACGACCCTCAAGCTGGCGGTATAGGGTCATCTCGGTCTGAGGCGTACCCAGATAGATAACCGTACCGCCCGGCTTCAGGATTGCGTCGAACTCTTTCACCAGCTCTGACAGTCGGTCACGTGCTGCCTGAGTAGCGGAGTTACCGGGGACCTCTACGTCATCGGCAATCAGGATGTCAGCACGGCTACCAGTTAACTGACCAGTGATACCAACGGACTTAACCGAGGGAGAGTGGTCAGGCTTGGCAGGCCCTACGTCAAAGCTGATTACTGCGTCTCGCTGCCCCTGCTTAGGCTTCAACTCTTGGAGTTGAGGCATTAGGTCGATGATACGCTTGATGAAGATTGAGTTCGCATCGGCTCGTTCCTTTGAGGCCGACACAATCATGAACTTCAAGTCCGGGTTGTTCCATAGCTTCCAGACCACGAAGGCACACGTAATGAAGGACTTCCCGATACCACGGAACGCCTGTAGGATGAAACGCCTGTTGTCCCCAGCAGATAGTTTCTTCGCCATGTCAATCTGACAACGGGTCGGAACCGGAAGCGACAGAGCTTTCCACAGAACGAACAGGAAGAACACGAAGTCTGCCTTCATACGGGCAGTCATAAGCGCCTGACGCGCCGCTAGGTCTTGACTCAAGGTTTCACCTCCTTCTCTTGCTGCATGGCTCTCACGGTCTTCTGGAGGGCCTTAATCCATTCGTCGCCTTTCAGTCCGATGGCGATAAGACGCTTAGCATCTCGTTCGTCAAGTTCGGCGTAGCCATCAATGACGCATCGACCGTCAGTCTGGACTGTGCCACTGGTTGGTTTGACTCGGATGCGCAGCCGCTTGTTATCGCTGTTAAGGTCAGCAATAATCCTATCAGTAGAGCCTTCCAGCGCGGACATCTTGTCTTGCCAATCTTTTGACACTTTGTCGATTTCGCCTTGGACAGCAGCCCGTTGATTCTCTCGCGCCTCAAGTTTCGTGATGTACTCATTGTTTACCTTCGCCTCCCACTTATTGTCTGCCACCCAGTAGCCAGAACAGAACAGGAGTCCTGCCACCAGCCAAGGGATGGCCTGTCGTAAAAGTTTGAGCATAGTTGCCCTCCTTGTTTCTCAGATTTCACGAGAGCGCATCTCGCATAGTGTTAATCATAAAGGCCACCCACTATATGTAGTAGATGACCTTGAGTCTAACACTTAATAGATTTACTGTACACCATACCCGGTGTCATTATCCTCAGTAGCTGATAGCACCTTATCGTACTCCCTGTTCAGCGCCTCCATGTCAGCTAACTGTTTCTCATCCACAGACACCTTGCTGAGCACAAAGTTGTGGCGAGCTAGCAGCTTCTCGATAGCGTTGTACAGCTGAGGTGAACGCTTGGTGTCATCCCGCAGGTCTTGCAGCATGAGTCTAGCACGTTCAGTGTCCAGCATTAACAGGAACTTCTCTAAGTCCATCTGTGTCATGTCTTACCTCCGCTCTTAATCGTCTTGTAAATCAGTACGCCAATCTGCACCACGGTATACGCGATAGCAGCGACGTAGAACCATTCGTTGAGTGTTAACCCAAAGAAGAACCGACTGGCACCATCAGCCGCAGCGGTCCCGACGATAGGCGAGGCTTTGAGGACCTCATTCTTGAAGTCGAACTCAATCATAGTACCTCCATTGTTAAACGGGTCGTCCTTGACCCAAAGTTGTTACCATACGTTGGTCAGCGTGTAGTTAGCCTATACCTCCGCAACCTTCGATGACTCAATACCATTCTGCTGATAAACTAACCCGCCGAAGCGTTATTTTATTCAGAAGTTTCGGGATACTTCAAACCAAACGCCTGCTCGGAGGTGCAGAACAATGATTGCTAGTCCACCAGATGCCGTAGCATTCACACCACCCTTAAGACGCATCACAGAAGGGTTATGGGTAAGAATAACCCCATCTGCCATACGGACATTGATAACGTCCCCACCCTGCCCGTCGGTGAAGTCTGTAATAGTCCCAGAAGCAATATATAGGTTAGGCCCAAACAAAGCGGAAGGAGTTGAACCAGAAACCGTAAATTCAGCCTTTGGGTCATCCAATGAAGTAACATCTTTAATTACGCTAAATGATCCACGACCACGACTAAGGTAATACTTAGCAGGAGTTGCCCCACGGGCAGCAATATTGCTAAGCACTCCATCAGTCATCAGTGTACCAGCATCATAAGCATAAACAACGTGAGGTCGAGAAGTTACAGAGTTAATAACCTCATCATGTATATTTACGTTATACAATGCACGGTTGTTGGTAGCAGTCATGTAGATAGCACATGAACCAGCACCATAAGCATTGCCTCCAATATTAATGTTACCTGTGTCAACGGTAATAGGCGTAGTGTTCGGGTCACGAGATGAACTATAAATTGCTAATGGATACTTAGATTTAAGTACCCAATCAGATTCAATAGCAATAGAAGCTAGTGAACCAGCAAACAATCCATTACCTTGAACAGTTACGTTAGTTACTCCTGCTCCCAAGTAAACACTATATTTCCAGTCACCAAGAATGGTATTCGCTGATACGACAACCTGATCTACGCATTTATACATTTGGATTGCCGCATCATCAGACGGTGAAGAAGATGCAGAGGATGTCATGATTAGGTTGCCTGTAACGTTCATCCATCGACAACCCCAGGCTATATTAACAGCTGAACTACCACCTTCAAGAAGAAAGTTATTTGTTACTGAACAGCGCTGACAGTTACCGCTAAGGTTAATATTGCGGTGTGTATTCCAAATGATTCGGTTTTCTGTGATTTTTACCCTGAACAGTGCGCTTCCTGCAATCCCATGTGTACCGCCTTCAATGTGGTTGCCTTTGATAACTGTATCTATCGTAGTAATCGTTGATGGCCACAGGGGCTTACCACCATTGATATCAATACCGCCGTACTTGGTTGAAGCGGGGCTAATAAGAGAAATACCAACCATAGGATATTCATCACCACCGCCTGTAGGGTCATTTGGCATTGTGATATGGTTGTTGATGATACGGTTTTGCTTGTTAACAGAGTTAACAGACAGCGTACCGATGCGGATACCATATAGGTCTGCATGAACTGCGTTGTTAAATACACGACAGTTACTAATTGTTCCACGTACCGTACCATTCATAAGAATTGACGCTTTAGTCACATTCTGGTTAGCATCAACAGTAACGTCATCAATAACAACATCTTCATGACCGGTATCAACAAGGCTACCAAGCACAATGCTAGTGTTTTCCACTACGCAACGTAAGCGTAAAGACTGAATACGTTTAACACCAACGGTTACATCAAGAGCGCCAACCCCGTAGACTTTATCAGTACCACGCACGTAAATACCCGGGTGAGTTGCTGCATAGTCGATAGCTGCTTGTACTGCATAGGTGAAATCTGTGTTTTCGTCTACATATGACCCGAACTGGTCTGGCGTGACATAAAACTGCATTTCCGCAAGAGTACCTTGAGGTGAGACTTTCACCTTATGTGGACTAACAATAGGGGTGCCAGAATCACCAGAGATATCAGTCCTCAATGCTGCATCGCCAACACTAACCCAAGCACCTAATCCAATCCCACCGGAAGTTTCAGGAGTTGAACCAGCAGGAACGTTCTTTGGAAGCGTACCATCCCAGCGGTAATAATCACCATCCTCTTCCCATAGCAGTACCTCGTTCCATGTTGTAACGTTGAATCCTTTCTCGAAGGAGCGACGGGTAATATAGCCAATTTGACCAGATGCCTTGATATTCTCAGCGATTCGTCGTGCTTCGTCCTCGCTATCCTTAGCGTTGCCAGCAGAGCTACCAGCAGCATCGGCATATTCCTTCGCTAAGTCAACCGTTTGGTCTCGACCTTCTTCTGCAATATGGATAGCCTGAAGCTCTGCATTGGTCAGGTCACTAGCTGTCAACACTGAGCCATTCCTGAAGTCTACCACTAAGTCAGTTCCAGTCTGACGGTGAATACGAACGATGTCGAAACCTGATTGGTCAACCAACATCTCAATCGTCGTTGGATTAAGGAATCTGTAATCTCTACCAACTTCCAGTACACGGTTCATGGTAGGGTTAGAGCTATTCACCAGCGTAACAACAACAAACGTTCTGGCTAGGTAGTCGAACTCAATCCTGTACAGAGTGTTTCCTGAAGGGAATTGTGTAATCGTGGACATTATGCCTCCTGTTATGAATTAAGGGGAGACCTATGGTAGCGCCTCCCGTTTCCTATAGTGATAGTTTAGTCCTTGATGTGGATGCCTTGCTCCTCGAACGTTCCAAGCAACAGCTTCTGGGTAATGGGGTCGTTCGGAACCAGTTCACGGAACGTATTATACATCCCGGTCATGTAGTCCCGCTCATTGACACGCGTATCCGCTTTTAGGTAGCCAGCCAAGTTATAAGCCGAAGCACCAACGTTAGCAGCGTATCCGAAAGCTGGAACCTGCTCCAAGAAGTTACCAACGACATTCATCACAGGGTCACTTGTAGCTGCACCATACGCGATGGAACGTTCAGGCTTCTCTGTAGGCGAACGAGGTAGGATAGACGAACGGAGCATCTTAGTGTCCTCATACCCAGCGATACCACCAAGAATGTTAGCTACCCCAAGTGGTCCACCCAGATGTGAACTACGGGACAGAGCCGCATAGCCAATCATCGTCGGGTCCAGAGCTTGCTTGAGGTAATCTCGGTCCCGACCATCCTGCATAGCGTAAGCCTTGATGTGAGCCTGAGCCATGTAGTACATTCCAGCCAGACCCATAGACATAACCGTTGACAGCGCAGCGTCCATCGCTCGGTTGTTCTTGGTGGCATTGTAGAAGGTACGCATGGTTCGACCGTTGATGGACTTGATAACGAAGTTCTTAAACTGCAAGACAGTCTTCGCCAGCGGTCCATACGCCTTGGCATCCATGTTGCTCAGCTTGTGCGGACGGATCAGGGTCTCGTCAGCGATGGTATCGCCCATACGCCACAGGTCCATAGCCCTTGGGTCCTGACTGAACGCCTTCTTATCCTTAATGGTGTACTTCCCGTCTGGACCACGAGTCACTGACTCACGGATGAGGGACTTAATGCCCTTCCACTGCTCGTCCGAAATACCAGCGGTCTTCAACCAGCGGTCATCAAACTTACGCTTACTTCCAGTCAGGCTGTGCTCCACGATGTCAGACAGGAAGCCTTGACGTCCAGCATCCAGCAGGTAGTTCGTCGTGCCGTTCAGGACCTTCGTAAACGGAGAGCGGACCGCAATTTCCCCAGTGTAATACTTGGCAGAACCTAAAGCGGTAGCTACTGGTTTACTCAGGTCGCTGTATGCGCGCAGGCGGTCGATGACATCCTGTTTTGACGGACGGATTGAGTCGTCAAGCTCCTTACCGAAGACAACGTTGTGAAGCTCCTTAATCTCCGAGGCTCCCATCTTCTTACTACGGAAGGCGAGGTCACGGAAGATAGGAATACCATGCAGCATCGCACGGACGTTTCCACGTGCCAGCATACCGCCAATCTCCGTCAAGTTCTGCACACCCATATAGGCGTTCTTGGCGAAGAAGGACAGGTCGGTCATAGTACGCATCACAGTAGAGAAGGCTGCATCGTCTGCACCATCACGTCGAGCACGACCAGTCAGAATCTTCAGTGTGTCACGCAGTGTTGATACTTCGCCCTTCAGCTTACCGTCATCACCAGCACGGTTCATCAGGGTCTCTACGGCGTCCTTCATCTCCTTCGTGGTCTTCCCTGTCCCAGCCATGATAGCAATGTCCCCATTGACTCGACGGTTGTACGCCGGGACAATCTTATCCATGTCCCACTCACGGAGACTGTTCACATTGAACGGTTGACCGTTTGGCAGGATGATAGACATATCGCTATCGAACAGGTTACGGGCCTCAAGGAAGTTGTTGTTCTCCAGACCCACCAGACCGTTGATGTTCTCTTCCATGACAGATGAGCGCTCGAATAGGTCGGTGTGAGAGATACCGTAAGCCTTATCGTTGGCGTACTTATCGACCGCAGCCGCAAGTCCTTCTGGAGTCAGATTAGGGTCAGCTTCCATCAGGGCCTCGTCCACCCGCGCTTTGACCTCAGGTCTTGACGTATAGCTCGTGAGCCACGACTTCTTGATTGCTTCTTGCAGCGCCTCAGGGCTTCCAAGCTCCTTGATGTACAGCTCCTTCATCTGGTTGCTGTAGACGTTAGGAACGTATGTCCCCTTGAAGCGGCTGCCGGGGAAGATGGACTTAGCGTCCACCCGACCGAACATCGCAGGGTTCTCCATCATCTCACGCTTAGCGTCGAACTGGTTCTTCAGCAGGTCGTAGACCTTCAGTTCGCCCGGAGTCAGCTCAGACTTCAGGTTCCCACTTCCGTCCTCGATAGCCAGAGCTACACGCTGGTAGATGTCCTGACGGAAAGCACCAGTGTCACGGTTGAAGTTGGTCTGGAAGTACGGGTCCTTCAGGGCCTCAGTCACCGCATCGTCGATGTCGTTGTAGAACCGATGGTCCACTGCACGAAGTCGCTCGAACACGTCTGACGCTGTAGTCCCAATCTTCCCGCTCGCACCTGACTGCATACCTGTAGGGGAACGCACCAAGTCAGCGGCAAGTCCGCGAATCTCAGGGTTCTCAGACCTCAAGAGCTTCAAGCCAATCTCGGTAAGTCCACCAAGGTTTACACCAGCAGCAGCACGTTCAGGCTCAATCACCTCGTCGAAGACTTGACGTGTCTTAGGGTTCAGCGGGTTCTCGCCAATCAGGATTGAACCATCTTCCAGTCGCACACTTCCCGGCTCGTTAGGAACGTCAGCAAACTTAACGCCTTGGTGACTGAAGGTCTCCTCTCCTTCACGGATTGGTAGACGCGACAGGTCCTGACCATCAACGTTGCGAGCAGTCTCACGTGCCTCAAGACGTGTAGCTGGACCAGCGAACTCATTGGTCGACTTTCCAAGAACCTTGCCAAGAGCGTCCCCGATAGCAGTCATGCCACCACCGAAGAGAGCACCGCCCATAATTGCCTCAGCAACGTGAGCATCGCCACCAGCAACAGAGGTACGAGCAATCTCGGACGCGCCAGCCAACGCACCAGACTGAGCAGCCACGGTGAACATCTTGTTAACCAGCTTACCGCCTTTACCTACCTGTCCGGCAATAGGAACATAGGTCAGTGGGTCCACGCCAGCTCCAATCACACCAGCCGCCAGTTGAGCGCCAGTTCCGGCCTTAGCCTTCTCAGCGTCTAACTTCTGGTTCTCCAGCGCCAAGTTAATCAGCTCGGTCAGATTCTGAGGCGAACCGCCAGTGATGACTCCGTAATACTGAGGTAGCACACCCGCGTTACGAATCTGGTCTAACTCCTCGCGGGACCACTTGTGGTTATTCCAACGGGTAGGGTTAAACACATCACCAATAACATCGAGCGAGTCCTCAGTCTGACCAGCGCGGACAGCCACGCCAACCAGAGAGTTCTTCACTTCCGCCTCAGCAGCTCCACCGAAGCCGAACCATGTAGAGCGGTCAGCTCTTTGGTCCAGCGTCTCGCCAGTTGACTTATAGAACATCTCTCCGAAAGACTCGTTAGGAGCCTCAGGTTCCTGACCTTCGATGTTCATACCAGTAACGCCCGGAAGGTTCTCTCCAAGAGCGACTTTAGGTTTAGCCTTCAAGCCCTCCGTGAGAGCGTCGAAGACGTTAGCGCTTACTGGTGGAGTCTTTGGGGTGATGCCTCCCGCACCACTTAAGGCGCGAGAGACTCCGAGCTTGTAGACCTCAGGGTCGTACCGGGAACCAGTCTCGTGGTATCCGATAGCCTCAGACAGAGAGGCAAGGACATCAGGGTTCGTCAGGTCGATACTTTGGGTCGCTGGAATGCCAGTAGCAGCCACAACAGAGTCGATGTAAGACTGAGTGTCATTCTCGCTAGGTGGTGCCCATCGGTTGATAATCTTCTCGATTGAGTCGTAGCCTTGGCGACCGTAGGACATCAGGTTCTTCGCCAGAGCGCGGACGCCAGAGTCAGGAGTGTCGAACGTTACGAAAGACCCATCGTCTCCTGTAGCTCCTTCCCACTGGTCTTTGGAAACACGAATGTTCCCGATGTTATTGTTGCGAATACCACGAGTCGCCATTGTTATTACTCCTTACCGATTAAGGTGTTTGCGATACCCTCCAGCGAGACATCACCGTACAGACCACCGCGTTTCTGGATGTTACCTTCGCGTTCGGCCCGACGCTTATCGCCAGCCGCTTTAGTCTCGACAATGCGAGCGCGGGTGTTGGCTTTACGTTCAGCTTCAGCGTAGGCTTTATCCTCGGCTTGTTTCTGCTGTTCACGGTACAGTTTACCCACCAGTTCCTTATCGTAACGAATACGAATGGTCCCAGTGGCGTCTTGCAGGAAGACCGAGCCGTTCTGCTCAACTACAGAGAGCTGAGAGTTCACGACCCAAGGGTTAGTTTTGATGAGTTGCTTGCGAGCTGTGTCGATAATGTCTCGACCAACCTGCCACGACTCAGGGTTATCCCCTACCATAAGTTGATGTTTGGACACCATGCCGATGGACTTACCGTCCTGACCATCATCACTGAAAGTCACGGTGTTCTCGTTCAGCCACTTCTGGGTGTTCTGGGTAGCTGCATCGGCGTTACCTGTGCGGTAGTACCATGAGTCCCAGACCTTACGAGCACTTGCGTCCAGACTCGTCGGGAGACGCGAGAGGTCCTTGTTCTTCGAGTCGTTCTTCAGCTCCTGCCACGCCTTGTCAGACTCAATTCGCATCTCACGGGACTGGCTTGCAGCCTGTTTGTCAGCGTCAATCATAGTCTGAGGGTCCAGACCCATCTTGTCCATCTGCTCGAAAGTCGTGAACAATTGGGCCTGCTCAGGGTAGAGGGCCGCGAAGCTGGAAGGGTCCTGAGTGTAGACCTTACGCAGAGCCTCGAAGCGCTGCATCTTGTCTGGGTCGTATTGACCACGGATGACAGCAGCTTGCCACTCACCAGCAGCATCCTGAGTTAGAGTCTGGAAGGCGTTACGGAACGGGCCATTGTTGGCATCAGCTCGCAGCAGCGCCACCTTCTGAGCATCTTTAGCAGCCTGAGGTATATCCATCTGGTCAATCTGCTGTAGCTTGCCCATAGCGTAGTTGTTCATGTCCGAACGCTTGAACTCGCCAGTGGCCTCGGATACCGGGAGGTCCTCATAGTTGGTAGACACGTTGTCCCCAGCCAGTCGTCGCTGATACACTTGGTCGATGACCAGTTGCTTGTTCTGCGTCTGGATTAGCTTAACGTTCTCCTTGGCCTGCTCAGCGGACTTGCGCTTCACGGTCTCTAAGAGGCTGGCCTCAGCATTGATGAGCATCTGACGTTGTGGTGTCATCTCCTCACCCGGCTGGAGCTGGTTGTTCTGAGCCTTGAGTTTCTGGATTTGAGCCAGACCAATAGTCGGGTCATCCTGAAGTAGGGCAGACTGAACGCCCAGCGACAAGTCTTCCTGATACTTAGCCACCAGCTTGTACTCGGTACTTTGAGCCTCAACCACAGCAGCGTTGAAGACCTCAGGTCCCACAATCTCCTCGACCGTGGCGTCAACTCCGTTAAGAGTGATACGTTCTTGTCGAATCTGCTGTAGGAAGTTAGCCCCACCAGACTTCTGGATTGCGTCCCGTACCGTCTGAGAGATGACTTCGGTAGCCCTTTGGTCAGACGGAATGGCGGCAGTGGTCAGCCCATCACGAAGGTACGCCATGAAAGACTTTCCTGCCTCAGGTGAGCGCATCAGGTCTCCATCATTCAGGAACGAGTTCATCTCTACACGGGTGTTCAGCATAGCAGTATTCTCGGACTGCTTAGAGAAATACTTATTGAACGACCCATAGATGGCTACGTTTCGGTCCGTGATGTCTGCGTTAAACCCACGCTGGAAGTGCTCATCATTGGGGTTAATACCAGCCTCGTCAGCATAAGACTTAGCGGCATCCTGAAGTCGCTGGTGGCGGTACTCCTCCATTTCCTGACGGGTGCGGAACTCACCGTTCTGAATCTTGACGTTAATCTCATCGTCTACCGCATAGGCAGCGTTTCGACCAGTCTTGACTTTCAGTGCTTCCATTGCATATGGGTCGTCCTGATACAGCAGGGTCCCATTCTGGATGGCCTCGCGCCTTTGCTGGGGAGTCAGCTTACGGATAATCTCGTTAGACCGCTCGTCCCCAAGGTTCTTGGACTTCTCTTGGAACTGCTTGTACAGACCTGTACCAGACTCAACGAAGTTAGTGAGCGCACGGGCAAGACCGGAGTCACCAGTCTGCCCCTGAATGTTAGCCGCCTGATAGTCTACACTGATAGCCTTACCCGGAGCGCGACCACGGCCCATAGTCCGGTTAGCTAAAGCTGATTCGATATTACTAGCCATTGGTCCTCCTGTTAGCTATGACCTGTAGGTGTGCCTTTAGCAGCACTAATTGGGGCAGCACCACCAGACGGCTTAGACGCAGCCAGAGATTCCCCAGCCATGTAGCCCTGCATACCAGCAGAGGCGACATTAAGTGCGTGAGCCAGAGGGCTGGTCTTGATGATTTTACCTTGACCACGGATAGCAGACTTTGTGTTCTCAATGTTGGCGATACGGTTCCCGAAGATAGCCGCATAGTCGCGGTTGTAACTTTCGGTAATCCCTGCTCGCTCCTTGACTGTATCTCCTGCGACCTGACGTTCAATCCTGTCCATAGAGTTACCTTCCAGACCGGACTCAGCCACCGCAGCCCGGACCATACCCTGATTGCGTATACCGTTGAGCGTGGTCTCTGTCAGTTCAGCCATCTGCTGCTCCTTCAGATCTCGCTCCTGCATCCTCAGGTTGGCGTCAGAGTAGTTCATCTGCTTAACCATTTCCTGAGCCTGTCGGTTCTGAGCGTCAATTGCTGCACCTTCGGCCTTGGCCTGTTGTGATGTGGACATAGTGGCCCCTGCTACAGCCATGATACCCATGCCGATACTTACGGGTTCACACATACGTCCTCCTTAGAGATAGTGAATAATTGAAAACGCTCACCAGTTACCGGGCTGATAGTCCAATCATCATGGAACTTAGCCCCAAGCAACTTCAAGAATTTAATGTGAGACTTATTGCCTGACCACACGTAGTTCCAGATGGTCCCGTATTGGTCTAACATTAAGTCCCTGTACTCAGAGATACGCTTTATTAACTCTCGCTTCTCTTTAGGTCTCAGCTTGTTGACCAGACCTGAAGTCAAGAACCATACGTTATCCCCTTGGTTTCCACCATAGGCAAACACTTCACCTACACCGTTCGTTAAAACCACAGATGATGGAGATAGGTGCTTAAGCAGTCTCTCTGAGAGACCCACGGTTGACCCGTAGTTTGCTTTGCATTCATTAACATCATCTGCTGAAAGATGCCACAGAAAGTAGTGGACATCTGGTTCCGTAGCCTTGCGAATATACATAAAGTCTCCTTATAACCTTAAGGGCCTATAGTCCCTATAGTGATAGTTAAGGTAAATCTATAGGCCCTTCAATAAGTTAGACGGAACGAGCTTTCTTAGCGTATGACGCCTCCCAGCCACACCCAACGATGGACACTGGGGTAGGATAGTCTGACTCTAAGGTTAGACTCGTGGTTAATGCGTTACCATTCATAGCAAAGCGATACTGTCCATCCCCAATGTTGGTAGTCCCGATGGTTTGCTGACCAAGGGTGTATCCGTTAAAAGTGTTCACGAACTCCCGCTCACCGTTTCTGACAATGAGCCTCAGAGCGCCAGTGTCTTTGTAGTTTACCCAAGCCCGACGAAGCTGTAGACGACCAGTGTCTTCAGACTTAGTTCCACTATCATCTTCAATCTTAATCAGGAACCGTGAGAACTTGTAGGACATCAAATATGAACGCCCTATGAACACTGTGCGTCCTGACCAATTGCCGTTTAGGGTAACCACAGTAGATATACTGGTTAATTCCCCAAGGTCCAAATAAGCACCCTGACTGTCAATAAGATAGTACCTACCGGGAGACGGAGCGTTGCCACCATAAGCAGCACCAATGTCAACCGTAGTCTTATAGGTGTCAGCATTATATGAGCCAATTGGAATTACCATAGACACCTTGGAGTCAACGTGGAGTCTATACGGCTCTAATGGAAAGTCAGTTGCCTCCTTGATGAACTTAAGGTGCTCAAGGTCCACGCCGCCTTGGTGCTGACGAACAATGAACATGGTAGAGCCAATAGACGCAGACGCCAGAATCTTATCAGCTTTAGGGAACTCCCAGTGCGACCAAGAGGCTTGAAGCTGTACGCCGTCCTTAAACAAGAACTTGTAGATGTAGATACGGTTGTATGCACCTGTAGAGTTGACGCAGATGTAGTTCTCAGTCCCTGTGCCTTGAATATCAAACACCCCGTTAGGGATGTAGGACAGTACGTGACCAGTTGTATCATCGGCATCCTTCACATCAGACACATCAGCTACAGCGAAGTATCGCTTAATGCTGGTGAATGACCCGCGAGGAGCTGAGAAGAAGACTGAGCGTCCTACAGCGAATGGTCTGGCATTATCACCTAGAGCAAACTCTGAGCCTACATCAAGCTGGATAGACTTCGAGGTAAGGACCCCAGAGCTTGTCATCACGAACTGCACCTCGTCAGACCAAAGTAGTAGCTGCTCGCTAAATGGAACGGCATACTTAAGGATTGAGATTCGAGGGTGGCTTACAGCTACGTCAATAGGGTCATCGTCACTCAGTGTCGCCACACTCTTAGGGAAGAACGCAAAGTAGCTGGCTGAACGGCTCATGATTACGTTCTCACCCGACAAGAACCCAAGTCTGTTCCTGTAGAAGAACACATCGTTAATCGCAGCATCCACGAAGCTAGGCATGGGGTTTGTGTCATCGTTACCAGCACCACGCTTGGACCAGTTCAGCGTCTTAAACTCAAATGAGCCATCAGACTGTCGAACCAGAGCATGCGGCATTGTGGTGTCATCGAACCCAGTTACAACTCCCGGTTCCACTGTCTCCTTCCACGTCTTAGTGTTGGAGTCGTACAGCACGTAGTATTCATCGGCGCTACTGTTGGTCTCACCTTGAATCTTAATGATATACCCATTAGGAGCCGCAAGAGGTAGCTTAGAGATTGTCTGCACCGTGTCTAGGACAGGGCTGATTAACTGGTTAGCGTAGCCATCCTCAGTCTCCACTGAGTTAATGTCAGTCCCTGAAGGAGCAGTGATTAACAGGAAGCCAGACCCAAGGTCGAACGTGAAGGTAGGGTAAGCAGCAACAAGAAGGTCTCTCAGCGCCGCACCGATGGCCTGAGCATCCACCTTAGGAGGGTCATTCTCGGCATCATTACCTGCTGGCAACTTATGCTCTACCTTAACGCCCCCATTGATTCCTACCTTAAGGGTGCGACCATACTGTCCACCACGCAGGTTGATTAAGGCTCTTGCTTTACGGTTATAACCAGAGTGTGACTTCTCGCTTCCACCTTTGACTACAACCTTACGGTTCACGACGAACGTATAGTCTGCCACGGTAACGACACGGATGTCATCTCGTGGGTTGGAGGACTTAACGTAGTCTACCGCACCTGACACTGAGTATTGATTACCACTCAAGTCAACTACCTGAATGTTGGACCCATTGAACACGATGTAATACTGCTCATGCTCGTCACGGTTAATCAGGTGGAACTTAGGGTTACTCCCAACGTCGATGTTAAGACGTCTCTTGAAGACTGTAGGTGGACGCTTCTGGAGGCCATCACTCTCGGATGACCAGCAGTTAACCTGCTCCTCGCCTTGGTCTGAGAACCTCAGGATGTCAGGCTGTTGGCTAATGCCCCCTTTAAGATTTTTTATGCTTTGTGTGATGAGCGGCATAGGCCCTCCTTAAATCATACTCATTAGGACGTATCCTTCAGCGATGTCGCCAACGTCAGCAATGTGGACAACCTTACGCGCTACCTGTTGTCCAGTATACCCGTTGTCCCACTCATTCAGGATAAGCCAATCGCCAACCTTAAAGCCCCTGTCGTTAAGTCTCAGCTCTGCTGTCTTTAGACCTAGCTGTACCGGACCAAAGTGCTGGCGGTGAATCTTCAGGTTGTGACTAGCCATTAGTCCCTCCCGATGTCAGACATCATGTTGTAGCGACCAGTGTCCATCTCGTACTCCATAACCTGCTGATAGAGTTCTGCTTCCTGCTCACGAAGGTATAGCTCTGACTCTGGACTACCGAAGAACTTAGCGTTGAACTCACGGCTGGCTTTAGTGACGATGTAGTCCCTGAAGACCACAGGCATCTCTGAGAACGGCTTCATCTCCACAAGCTCTACCGTGATAGGGTCGGTGAAAGTGGTTGACTGAGTGGATAGGTCGTACAGGTATCCACCCATGTTGCTGTAGTAGCTGGTGGCCCCGGCAGTCATTACACGAAGGTATGACGGCAGGAATCGAATCCTATTGTCTTGGACATCAGGTGTCAGGACAGCAGCTTCGTTGATGTTAAAGTTCCAGCCTTTAGCTTGTACCTGACGATTGACACGATGCAGGATACGTTGCGCGTTCGAGACGTCAGCGTTCCCCTCGTCAAGCTGTAGGACTGCTGGTTCACCGATAGCAGCTAACATATCGTTGATGGCGTCTAAGTCATCGTTAGCATTCAGTGGAATGTATTGAGCCATATGCCCTCCTTAAGCAAAAAAC